CATAAGGTTTACAAAGACCTCTTGCATTTTAGTTAGTTTCTTTTTTGGTTTTGCCATCTACTACAAATCTCCAGTCTTCATCAAACATGCAATGTCTAATCGCACCATCTTTCATCTGATACAAGAACTGCATGTCCAACAATTGTATTACTTTTCCTTGATTAACTCTATTGTAAGTGTACTCAGTATGAATAATCTCATCGTTCAGCTTTGGCCTTTTCCTTTTCCTTTGCATTCAATCTCCTATTCACACCTACTCTTATATTTTCTAAAGTTTTTTCTGACAAAGTTCCGTTGTACCTTATCTTTGTACCTACCATTTATTTCTACAAGGATGCTCATCAGCTCCCATCTTGATAGTGTTAGCTTCTTGAAATACTTCATCAAATATATGCATAGCACTACACCCATGTTCAGCTTCAAATTTATTTTTGCATTCCTGCAAACTTAAATTTTTATTGTTCAGATAATCATCTAAACAATCTATTGCTTTGCCTTCTATCTCCATGTATAGATCTTTTGTTTTTCCCATGTTTTACCTCACTGTTTTATTAATTAAATTAAGAAAGAAAAAGGGAGTGGGAATGTGGGATTTATCCCCACTCTTTCCCTTCTTATAGAAGTGCACAACCGCACAACTGCACAACCCAATAAACATAAGGGTTTCAGCGTACGTTGTGCGCATGTGCAGGCATGTGCAATTGCACAATCGCACAATCGTTAAGTCATTGATTTTATTGACTTTTCTCAGACACTGTGCAAAATCGCCAATCAGCGTTGCACAACCGTTTTTGAACCAAATCTGACACTGAGTACAGTATTTTTGTACATCATATCTCATACTTCGTTGCCCCAAATATCCCAACCATCATTAGTTTCGTCATACAACAAATCATATTTCGGTCTAGAAAATAATTCTATTCTGGGTAGATCCCCGCTGCATTCAACAATAATTTTTTTAACATTTATCGGCTTTTCAGAATGTTTAGTAGCACGATCTATTATTATGTTTCTTGTCTCATTGTTTTCACATAGCTTCTTGCCCTTTACGCCAAAGATAATATGTTCAGTACAACCCCTAAAGTAATAACCCATACCCATCACGGGTGTTCCATCTTGATATGTTTTGAGCCAAGTAATAAGTGTTTTGTATTCAAAGCCCCAAGCTTTACAAACATCTAGGCCTTCTTGTAAAAAAGGATTTGTAGTCCAAAGATACAAATGAGATTGATCTGCTGATATTTCATTTACCGGTAAACTTTTAATTTCATCAATACTCATAACATCGTAAACAGATTCTGCAGAGTGATTACCATTTCTATCATACTGCCAAGGCGGGTCAGCATAAATGATACTGTATTTTTTATCTGGGAAAGGGATCATAAATAAATCGTACCAATCATTCCCAAGGTTTCCTACCTTTGTTATCAAATCGATAGTGCCAAGTTTGCTTTCCAGGGATAGCATGAGTCTTAACTATATCGCCCAAATACTTTTGCACATGACTGACTGCGTATCTTGCAGCCCGTTCGCCACTAGGTAAATTGTTTTCTTTCAATGCTTGTCTTGCCAATAGTTCTAGTTCTTGTCTTGTATAAAATACTGTTCTATCCATTGCATCTGCTACCTTTTGAGCAATCTCTACTTCGTCAGGACCCTCATCAAAGTCAACCATATCCCATGTGCCTTTCTCAAAATCAAATCTAGCCAAGTGAGTATCAGGTTCTCTTGCGTTTCTTGCTTCATAAAACATAGTGACATTTGGCTTTTGTCCCATGAGTTTGATACCAGAGTCCATCCACCCAGCAAAAGCAGAACCACCACGCGCTGACATAAACGAAGCATCGTCGGCTCTTTCTTTACCAGTATGATGCGCGATGATTACTGCAACCCCAAAGAGTTCAATCAAACGATCTACTCTAGATAATAAATTATGTATCTCTTGATTACTGTTTTCTTCACCATCAAAGAAGTTAATGATAGGGTCAATCATCACAATATCTGGCTGATGATATTCAATACTTCTAGCAATGCCATCAATATCTTTATCTCTCATTAAATTCTTTCTCAATCTACCAGTCGGTATCAAGTTGGCATGTCCCATCGCCATCAAGTCTGGGTCGTGCATGTAAGGTTGATAGTAAGTATCTATTCTATTTTTTAAGAACTCCTGGATAATCTCTGCTTGCAACCACATAACTTTACAAGGACGCGTAAAAGGTTTACCCATAAAAGATTGTCCAGTTGTGGCCGCCGCTGCAAAACCGCCAAGCCAATGCGACTTACCTATCTTAGGTTTACCAATCAACAAACATCTAGATTGTTCAAAGATAAAACAATCGCCCCAAAACTGACCAATAGAACTAGGCTCCAAGCCAGTCCAAAACTCATCGTTGTAAGGTCTTAAACCCAGTGGGTCCGTTAAATCATCTCTACGCTTTTGATCAATGATGGGATCTTCTTGTTCTAAGATCTCTTTGAGTTCATCTCTTAAATCTATTTCCCATTCACTAGTCTTCCATTGCAGTATTCCAGCTTCCGTATCTTCTGGGTGTCGTTTGATGTGTCCCTGGGTAATCGACATACATGTTTGCAATACTTCTGGGAAAGGTAAAGGTTGTTGCAAAGTTTGGTTCCAATCAAAACATTTAATTAATACTTCACGATAACCCCAACCTTCTTTAATCCATTTACCTATCAATCTAGCCAAGGTATCGTTTCTTTGGCCAACATTTACTGGGTCAGCAGTGAGTTTATTTTTATTATCTAAAATGGAAGTGACTTTATCCGATTGATTGAAGTCGTGTATGTTGTTCAAGTCTTCCATGTTGAGCATAGGCAAATCATCGATGTCGTTCACGACCAAACCAGCTGCTGTTTCAAAAAAATATTTAGTAGAAGGCGAGACCATAACATAACCACCTTCACCTCTGACATCTAACTTACCAGTCATGTTTCTGACATTCAGACCTTCATTGATTTGATAGAAGTAGTGATAGCCACCACGAGGAGTCTTTTGTTTAAGAGGCGATCTAGTCACTTGACCAGACTCTACGAACTTGACCGCCTCTTCGCTATCACAATCTAGGACAACAAAAGTTATCCCAGTGATAGCAGCCCAGTTGGCTCCCGGATACCGAGCCAACCACTCTCTCAATTCTTCTTGCGTGGGTTGTCTTCTTTGATAAGTTTCCCATTTAACTCTGGGTGTCTTCGCCCATTTTGCACTGAGCTTATCATCGTCTTCAAAAGGGTGACGCTTTCTAAAGTATTCTGGGATAGCTTCGTTTCTAGATCCACAAGGTATTAAATGAAAGCCTTCTTCCCAGAAAGACCAAATCATTTCTTGTCTGGCTTCTTCAGAAATATTTTCCCAATCTTTATTGGCGTTTAATATTAGCGACATGTTTCTCCCAAAGTTTTTATTAAGCTGTTGCCTCTTCCTCGATGGGTCCGTAGATGTCCTCCCAGGTAAGAGCTTGACCAGTCACCAACATAATCTTCTTAGCTTGTTTAACTGTGGGTTGTCTTGTTCCGTAATACCAAGAGCGTACTGCATGGACCGATACTTCACATACCTCTGCAACATTCTCTTGACCTCTGTTTTTTATATATTCTTGTAATTTATTCATGGCGTTATTATAGAGAAGCATTTCCATAATGTATATTTTTTTTTACATATTAGTGTAAATTAATTTAAAAAAGTGTTTGACATTCTGAAACATTGTCTATTTAATTGGCAATGAACAAATTTAAAGAGAGATTTTATGAACGATATAAAAGAGAAGACCGAGTTCGACGAGCTCCAAGAACTTATCGAAAGAAAGCAAAAGAATTTGCTATGGCAAAAGAAACTCCGTGAGGAATCTAAAGAGTTAGACATTGCAATAGCAAGACACCCAAGAGTAAACGAGCAAGTAATTCAACTAAGCAATACTGGAGGATCTCATCGAGTAATCCTTGATGACTTTGACTCTGATATTAAAGTTGAGTATCGCTTGAAGAAATCTTGGGACCAGGACTATGTTGCCAAGGTGCATGCTGAAGGTAAAGTGCCAGCTAATCTTTGGCCATTTCAAATAGAGTATAAAGAAGATAAAAGAAAAACTTCTACTCTAGCTGAACAACACCCGTCCCACTACTATAAATTAGCTGAAGGTTTGACTACTGAAATATCAGATCGTCCATACATCAGCTTTGTTGAAAAGAGGAAAACCAAATGAGTAAAAAAATAGAGATGACTTCCGCACAAAGCGAGTCTAAGGAAAAGTTGTTTGCCGAAGCTTACGACTATTATGCAAAACATTATTTCAACATTAATGATTTTGTAAAAGCAGTAGATTATTTAAGAGAAAACGGTTTGAGTTTTGCTCACATAGCAAAAATATCAGGCATGACTCATAACAGTCTTATGCAGTTTTATCACCGAGATCAAATCGAACCACATGCTAGAACCAAAGGTAAAG